TCCGCCTGCGACACCGGCAGCCGATACCTGTCCTTCGTCACGTAGCGGTATACCCGCATTTCTTCCGTCGCCTCCTTGGCTGATAGCTCTGGCACTTGCCCTCCTCGTCCCACAGGGGCAGGGGCTTGCACTTGCCCACCATCTCTGCGTAGTTGCAGGCCCACATCCGGTTCGGCCCGGTCATCCCGTACCGGCACGCCCGGCATCTGCTCCAGTCCTTCAAGCCTCCACCAACTCCCTTATTTCTCCAGCCGCTCCAGCAGCCGCATGAAGCCGTAAACCGCCGTCCCGGCTCCCAGATACACCAGCGCCCATGTCAGCGTCATTCCGTCTCCTCCTTGCTTATAGATCCGCCGGGTCATATGCGCACAGCGTGTCGCACATACCCTTGCAGGGGCAGGCCGGGCAATCGCACTCCAGCGGGCTCTTCTCTTCGCACAGCGCATCGTGCCGTGCCAGAAAAGCATCCTCCAGCACCCTGTATTCCTGTCTGCTCATGTCTCCTCCTCTCTCTCCTCAATCCACGCATCTAGCTTCTTTTTAAAAATCTGAAATACCCGGCTGCGGTCGGTGCGGATGCACACGCCGAATGGGTACACACCTTGCTCCAGGCCGTCGGCCAGGGTGTCAGAACAAAGGCTCAAGCCTTTATCTCTAAGATACTTCGATGCCTGGTGCAGCGTCATGGTTTCGATCATTTGTCATCCTCCTTCTTCAACAGCTCGTCCACCGTGCAGCCGTACAGCTCGGCGATCTCCGGCAAGCGGCTGGCCCTCGGTGCCTGCGTGCCGGTCTCCCACATGTAAACCGCCGCATCCGTCACCTTTAGTTTCTCGATGACCTGCCGGACACTTAGCCCAGCGGCCAACCGAGCGCTGCGAAAACTCATTCTGTCACCTCCAGTTTGATTCTTGCTTAGTTTTTAAGGTTGAATACGGGTGTTACGGCATCAGGGCGGCTTCCCCTCTCCGCAATCAACAAAAACTAAGTTTTACTTGACAACTTAGCAAACTGTGGTATTATGGAAGTGCCAACAACCCTTAATATTTTCCGCAGTCCGCTAAGTGCAGGGGGCTTGGTTTTGTATTGCCTCCCGCCGATTCTTATTATAACTAATTAGAAATTATAAGTCAACCACTTTCTATTCGTTTTTATTAGTTTTGGCGAACTGCACAATATACACGAGGTGCAAATGGACGCTATAGACAAAATCAACTTTTACTTGAGCAAAAAGGGCAAAAATGGAGCCGATTTAAGCCGCACATTAGGGCTATCAAATAGCATTTATAGCCAATGGAACACGCGGAAAACTAAGCCGTCAAATGCTCGCCTTCCCGCTATTGCCGAATATCTCGGCGTTTCCGTAGAGGACATTATGCCGGACGATGTAGCCGCAAACGCAGCTTCGCAGGGCGCAAAAAAAGCCCCCGATCCGGAGATCGAGGGCGGGAGCCCAGCAAAAAAGGCTTTGATGGATGCTCTTAATGATTTGACGGACGAGCAGTGCGAGAAACTGCTGCCGATTGTTTTAAGTGCAAAGGCGATACTATGAGATATACTTTTAGACCGTCCAGCACCAACGACAAGCACTTGACGGAAGTCGAGCGCCAGCAATGGGAGTGGGAAGCAGATCATTTAATCCTTTTCGTGCAGTAAACATTGCAACCTCCTTAGCACATATTCCGCCTGTGTATCGGTAAGCGTGAGGATTTCTTCTTTGAGCCTTTCCCTTATTGTGCCACATTTATTTTTCGTTTTATAGCTTACAATTTCCATCTTTATACTTTTCTGATTCCAATCCACATTATTTCTCCTTTCGGTTTATCTACCTATAGTCAAAATATGGCATTTGTTGCACAGTTTAGGGCAACAATATAAAAAATTTTTTAAGAAGGAGCATAATTAGAAATGGCTAAAAAATCTTCCTTTAAAATACCAGGGCTTTCCTTTAGCTGGAAACGTGCGCTTGGAATTACCAGCGCAAAACGCAAGATTGCAAAAGCAACGGGAATTCCTACAACAAAGGCGGGGCGGCAAAGAAAAGTCGGCAAGCTATTGGGGATTAAGTGAAATCCACAGAAGATTATTTCATATAGTCCCCACCGCCCCCGCACCGGACGGTGGGGATTTTTTGCCGCCTATCGCCGTCACTGGCTCTTGGCCGCATACCCACAGTATCAGTTTGTTGTTTGGCAAGTCAATCCAAAAACCGGATAATATACGATTAGCAGATAAAAACAAACGGAGAGGTTTGCCCGAAATAAGGCAGGAGGGGAAGAAATGGAAAAAACTTTGCAGGATATTTGCAGAGATGCAAAAGAGGACCAGCATCTTACCACGCAAGACTTAGCCGATTTAACAGATCTGTCATCGTCCACGATCAGCAATTACTTTTCTGCGTCGTCAAAGGATCCAAGCCTATACAAAATGGGGCTTATATGCGCCGCCCTCGGTGTGTCTATAGATGAGTATTTTGGTATCGTAAAGAGGCTAACCACGGAGGAGCAGCTGGCAGAGGCCCACAGAGCAATGGCCGATGCAGATGCAAAGCATAGCGCAGCCCTACGCATTGCGCACTTGGAGGGCAGCATGGAGCAGCTGACCGGATCAGTGGCAAAGCACGAAAAAAAGGAGCGCGTATTGCAAATTTGGGTGTATATCCTGGCGTTTTCGCTGTCAATTGCCGTATCCATAATATTTGGATATTTGGCGTTTGATTCAAGCGTCCCGCAAACAGGGCTTATCCGCAACGGGCAGATTACATCAATCGGCTGGATGCTATTTGCTCTGCTTGCGGTGGGCGTCGGTGTAATCATTGCTTCGCTGATTAATGCGCTGCGATATTACAGGCACCATCAAACTGATAAAAATATAGGGTAGGAGGATAAAAATGGGAAAAGCAATGAGGAGGGCCAACGGAACCGGGACAGTGTATAAGCTCGCCGGGCGCCGACGCAGGCCCTGGGTGGCTGCAAAGCAAAAAATCATTATAGGATATTACCCCACCAAAAAAGATGCTATAGCGGCGCTGGAACGTCTTGCAGGCAAGGATTTAACGGAGCGGTACAACATGACCTTTGCCCAGGTGTTTGACGCTTGGAAAGAGGAGCATTACAAAAAAATAGGGCCAAACGGTATAGAAGGCTATGACGGCGCATTTAAAATTTTTGCGCCGCTGCACGACCGGAAGTTCCGGGACTTAAAAACGGCGGATTTCCAGGGCGTACTGGATGCCCATATGCATAAATCCCATAGCACTGTGTCCAAGTATAAGCAACTCATAACGCAGATGTCCACATGGGCCATGCGCGAGGAGATCATCACAACAAATTTTGCAAAATTCGTCCAGCTCCCCGAAAACACAAAAAAAGAAAAAGAAACATTTACCGATGCTGAAATAAGCAAGCTGGAAGCGGACGGCAGCGACACCGCAAAAATTATCCTCATGCTGATTTACACAGGAATGCGCATAGGGGAATTGTTTTCCCTACCGGCTAAAGATTATCACAAAGATTATGTGGTCGGCGGTGAAAAGACGGAGGCTGGGCGAAACAGGATCATCCCAATCCGCCCCGAAGGGATCCCATACTTTGCCTATTTTGCAAATAAGGCTACCGGCCCACTGCTCATATCCGGCTATGCTGGGGAAAAAATCCCAGCAAACTTCCGCCGCCGGGATTATTACCCGCTTTTGGAAAAATTAAAAATCCAGCGCAAAACGCCGCACTCCACCCGGCACACCTATGCAAGCTGGGCGAGAAAAGCGGGGATTGCTCCGGAGACGCTACAGAGGATCCTCGGCCACGCCAACTACTCCACTACCGCAAATATATACGTCCATACGTCAGCGGAGGAATTGGTGCAGGCCGTTAAAAAGGCGAAAATTTGTTAGTAGTTTGTTAGTTACCTACGGGAGCCAAGGCAAGCCCGTGCAAAATTGCTCTGCGAAAAGTTGCAAAATCGCAACAAATGTTGTTATTTTTATTAACTTTTGTGCTTATATATTCAAAACGATTATAATTCACACGCAGGAGGTCACTGGTTCGAGTCCAGTAGTCTCCACCAAAAAAGTCCAGGAATCTCAAGGGTTCCCGGACTTTTTTATTTTTGCCAAGATTAACTTTGTTAGTAACGTGTTAGTAGTAGCGATTTAGGTTAGTTTTTTTAGGACGCTGTTATAAGCTTTCTCATTGACGATTTTTAGTGTGTCCATAAGCTCGTCCATAACTTCCCACGCCCTATCCTGCGCTACATTCCCAACCGCTTTCAAAAATTCACTGCCGGAGGGTTTTATTCTCTTGGCCGGCGCAGGCTCTGCAGAATACAGCATTGGGGGCGCTTTCGCCTGCAGTTGCTCCCCGCCGTGCTCGTTACGGATAATGTAGAGCGCCGCCAGTTTCTCATAGTTTGTCCAGCTCGATTCTTCTGTTTCAAGGCGAGCTATCCAGCGCTTGACCTCATTCTCGTCGACCATAGGGGTGCACCCCCTTTAGTCCTCGATCGTGTCCATGCAGCGCTGGATGGCTCTGCGGATGCTTTCGTCGTCGGCGTTGTCCAGCATTTCCTGCAACTGGCGTTTCATGTTGTCGATGCCACCATCACGGGAATAGTGGCCGCGCACATAATGCGTGCCGCGTCTCGCATTGGACATATCACGGTCATAAGCGCCGCGCATGCCCGACTGCCAGTCTCCGTCGCGGGAATAGCGGCGAGAATAGTCTTCATCGCGGGAATAGCCGCCGTCTTCCATCATCTCGATCTTATCGATGTTCTTGATGGTTGCTGTCAGTTTGTGGGCAATTTCCAGGTCACCCGCACCCAATTCGCCTTTTCGGGCCAGTTCGTCCAGCTCCTTGCAGAGCATATCCCGCAGTTCATACATAGATTTCATACCCATTGTGTTCTCCTTTCTCAGCTCACACGGTCGATGGTCAGGTTGCTATTGGCAAAGCTGACCGCCTCTGCGCTGGTGTTCTTTGCTGCCACGGTCACGCAGCAGCCGCGCGGCACTTCCACGATGGCGCTGACGTAGACGTTAAAATAGTTTTCCACCGCAGCCGGGGTGACGGTCGCCGTAGCTCCGTTGAGTGCTTCGCCGTTGACAGAAAGCGCCGTAGTGATCGCGCCTACCGTGCCGCCCGTGGGGACGGCGATGTTCGCGCCAAAGCTCACCTTAAAGCGCGCCTTGCACTGCTGCGTCAGCCCGCGCAGGGTGACGAGCCCGCTGCCCTCACGGTGGACGATGCAGGGCTTGCCGCAAGCCGCCGTGGAGACCATCGGAACATTCTGGCCTGCAGGGACGGTCACGATTCCGGGATTTACATATTCAGCCATAATTTCAGTCCTTTCATAAAATACAGCGGCAGGGGGGGTTCCCCCCCCCCCCTTTTTTTTTTTTTCTCAGGGGCGGCC